AGTTATCATCTGCAATGAGACCCTCTTGGAGAAGAGTTTGAAACTGTACAGACCGTTATCCGCTATCCGTGATCCTCGTTTACTGAAACCTCGTGCCTCGTTCTCGTTTCCCGTACAATGGCCACTGGTTCAGCGTGCCATCCAGCAGCTCCTGCAGCTGGATCCGGAAGCTCGTTCTCGTTCCGATGACGAAGACCAACGAATCGAAGAAGAGATAATACGGGGCTCAGGCAGCATCACGTCACAGGACTTGGAAGAGGCATAGTTCTCGTGTATTCTCGTTCTCGGGGGCCAACTTTTATATCATTGTTTTCCGTTGAGCCCCCACCATCGGCAGCCTGGCTACGAACTCTTGTTCTCGTTCACCGAAGCAATCCTCGTTCTCGTTTAGTAAAAGAAAGGTGAGGGTCGTCCGGTAACTTAGGGAGGGCGTCCATCGCTTCCTAGGTTAGATGATACCTCGTTCTCGTTTCAGGAAAGGACAAGAAGTGTGGGTAATTAACTTACAGGGTGCAGGTCACCAGAGCTTCAGTCATACCCCTTAGTAAAAAATAAATGAATTTTCTTCTTGACTCCTATCCCATCTGGTCTTATATACATTCAGGGTCAAGTGTGGAAGGACCGGCTAACAGCTGGGATTGACTGCCTGCGTGGCCCGCTAACAATGAACAAAGGATAGACAATGAACAAGACAATAAAGATTGAAGTGAATGCAGGATGCGTCACTGACGTGACTGGTTTACCGGAAGGATACGATTACGAAATAGTGGATCATGACGTTAAAGAACCCGTGGATGAATTACATTTACAAGGAAGCATGACGGCCAAGACACATGTGATAAAGGATGACGGTACGGTAACCGTTCTAGAAGGAAAGATAGAAGAACTTAAGGAAATGCAGGGGCTCGTTAAGGGACCAATTGAAATCGTTAACGCAGCAATGCCTGCAGCATCTCCTGAGCTGCCTGGTTCTGAAGCACTCAAAGAAATGGTAGTGAATGAGGAAGGTCTCTTCAACACTTCGTTTCAAACTAATGAAAAGGCCAGGAAGATAATAGCGGATGGCCTGCGGGTGCCGCTGGACAATATCCAGGATATACGTGGAGATGTCTTCGTCACTGACGGATGGAGGATCGCGTGATATCGTTATTGTTACTGCTGCTCGTTTTGTTTCCCAACTTCATGCTGCCAGTGCTGGGGTTAGTTGTGCTGACGGGAGCTGGACTCTGGTGAAGCTCTCGCTCGTTTCATTAGGACAAAAGGTAGTTCATGATAGTTTTAAAAGCTTGGGCTCAGGCAGCGTGGAAGCTCTCGCTCGTCTCGTTTGAACAAGATTTAGTTTAGAACAGTTTTAAGCTAGGACTGCCACCGTGCTTCCAACCAAGACAGATGGTGGGGCTAAAATTTCCTGTGTTCATTTTGGGTTTTCGTTGTTGACTTTGGTATGGGATATGATAAGACAATGATGTGGTAGGTAGCGAGAAAACTGGGCAGACCAGACTATTTGTGTACGATACAGTTTGCAGACTGGTAGTGGGGGGTCGTAATCCTGTATTCCTATTTACCACATAAAAACGAACAAAGGAGAAAGATATGGGACTAGACCAAATTGCTCATTTACGAAACAGGAAAGTAAATTGGGAAAAATACTATGATGATGATAAGGACGAACAAAGTGGCGTTTTCGTTTGGAGAAAACACGCTCGACTTCAAACTTTTATGAATAATAAGTTTGCCGAGCAGAACGCAGAGGCGATAAAGAAACAAGAGGAACTCGATAAGAAGAAAAAGAACTCGTTCTTTGATTTAGGACATCTCGGTATGAACGGTGATGATGAGTTGTACATTACTGAAGAGATAGTCAGGGAGCTGGAAACCGAGTGGAAAAATGACTATCATCACTCGTTCTGTTCAGACGGATTTTTCTGGGGACAACAGTTTCAAGAAGAGGCAGTCAAAGAATATAAATCACAGGATAAAAAATTCATTGAGTGGTGTAAGAAAGCGATTAAGAATAAGCAAGTAGTCGTTTATACGTGCTCGTGGTAAATGTCGCGTTGTTAATAATGTCGTTATTTAAAAAGAAAAGGGGGCAGAGCTGATGGGTGTAATAATCTGGACTAGTCCGTTGTGGGTTATCTACATTTTATTATTATTTGATATTGTAAGTTTATCAAATGTATTTAATTTGTTCTAATTTTGTTTGTGGAAAAACCCATTTTGGACAAACCCAAAATGAACACAAAGTGCTTGTTATTAGTATGAGACCTGATAAGACAGGCTATTACTAACAACTAACAAAAGGAAAACAATGAGTAATGCTGTTAAAAAGCTGAAAGCTGATGAAAAGAAAATCGTCATGGCTTATGCTGTTAACAAGCTACAATTCAATCGTTTATCTAAAGAGTTAGATAAGATGAAACAAAACTTGGTTGATGTGTTTGAAAGAACAAATCAAAACTTGGTTATTGTTCAAGACGAAAACGGTTGTAGCTTTGGGGTGCAGAAAATCAAACGTAAGAGAAAGAAGTTTGAAACTGCTAACTTCAAAATCAAACATAATGATTTATTCAATCAGTTCTGTACCGAGATTGAATATAATGAGTTCAAGGCAATAGGGGATAACAGTTAATGCCTGACAATGTGCCAATGAACATATCAAAAGTATTAGCCGAGCAATCGGCTAATACTCAACTTACACCTAATCAGAAGTTAGACCCTGATGCGATCAGTAAGTTAAATTATGAAGTCATGTATAAAATGCTAGAGGGCGAAGTAGAAAAGCTAATCATTGAAAATGTTGGCAACCCTTTAATAGACGACTTCAAACAAAGGATTGTAAATAAATTTAGCTACTTAATTGAGAAGTTAAGTAAGTAAATACAACCGACAACTCGTAGCGCTAACGCGCTACGGGTGTATCTATATGAAGGCTCATAAATTCCAACAAACTCGATCCAGCTTTTCGCAAAATTTCAGCGCGTTATAGTAGAAGGTACTTCTACTGACGGAGAGTTTATAGCAAGTCGAATAGAAGTAGAGTATGCTTAAACGATATGGTATAAAAAGGGGACCCAAAAGATGAAAAATTTAAGATGAAAACAATAGATCTTTTAACAGATGATGAATTAAGAACCTTAATTCTTAAGAAGCAGATCGAATTTATAAAATTATGTCAGGATAACTTTTTATTGTTTGCTAAAGCAATGTGGCCTGATTTTATTTATAGACAAACAGAGGACCCACAAAAGTATGGGCACCATCAAATAATAGCAAATGAGTTTCAAGATATAGCTTCAAAAGAATCTAAACGTCTTATTGTGAATATGCCACCAAGACATACCAAATCAGAGTTTGCGTCTTTCTTGTTCCCTGCGTGGATGATCGGTAAGAATCCTAAAATGAAACTTATGCAAGTCTCACACAATGCTGAACTTGCTTCGCGGTTCGGTAGCAAAGTTAGAAACTTAATGGAAACTGAAGACTACAAAAGTATCTTCGGAGATGTTAGTCTTAGAGAAGATAGTAAGGCAAAAGGACGATGGGAGACCAATCATGGTGGAGAATATTTTGCAGCGGGGGTAGGCGGTTCAATTACAGGACGAGGGGCGGACTTACTTATTATCGATGACCCACATACTGAACAAGACTCAATGTCAGATTCTGCAATGGAAAGAGCTTATGAATGGTATTCATCAGGACCCAGACAACGTTTACAACCTGGTGGTTCGATAGTCGTTGTTATGACAAGATGGGCAACGGATGATTTAACAGGAAGGCTCATCAAATCACAATCAGAACCAAAAGCAGATACATGGAGAGTTGTAAGCTTTCCAGCAATACTGGAAAACGAACAACCTGTATGGCCTGAATACTGGCCACTAGAAGAATTAGAAAAAGTTAAAGCATCAGTTACAACTAAAAACTGGAATGCACAATACATGCAGGACCCTACGTCAGAGGAAGGTGCAATCATTAAAAGAGATTGGTGGCAACCGTGGAACGAAGAACGGATACCGGTACTTAAACATGTTATCCAAAGTTATGATACTGCATATTCTAAAAAAGAAACTGCAGACTATTCTGCAATTACAACATGGGGAATATTTCAACCTGCAGAAGGTTATGAAGATTGTATTATTTTGTTAGATGCTATTAGAGGAAGGTTCGACTTTCCAGATTTAAAAAATTTAGCTTTAGAGCAATATCAATACTGGCAACCGGAAACAACAATCATTGAAGCTAAAGCTTCAGGACAACCTTTAATACACGAGTTAAGAAGAGCAGGTATTCCTGTTATAGATTATGTACCTGCTAAAGGCAGAGATAAGTATACTAGAATTAACTCCGTTGCCCCTATATTTGAATCAGGTATGGTTTATGCCCCAACAGAGGAGAAATTTGCACAAGATGTTATTGAAGAAACAGCTGCTTTTCCTCATGGACAATACGATGACTATGTTGACTCAATGACCCAAGCGGTGATAAGATTCAGAGAAGGTGGATTTGTAACAACATATAATGATGCTTTAGATGCACCAAATTTTAAGATAGAAAAAGATTATAAATATTATGGATAGGATTTAAATTATGCCAATAACAGTTTCAGAAGTTCCTGGATGGAAAAAAAAAATAAACAAATTATTAAAAAAACGACCTAAAGATAGACTTACTCAAAGAGACCTAGCGGGAGCTAAACAAAAAGCAACTGGAGGACCTAGAGGTTTAGGAGGAGTTGGAAGCGTATTAGGAGGAGTTGGAAGCGCATTGGCACCAACAGGTATATCTATGCTAGGGTCTAAAAAAAGCGCACAGGATCTTAAAGAGGATGTATCAAAGTGGAAAAAATGGAAAGAAAATCGAAAAAAAAATAAGAAACCAGCTACACCACTTGGCGGTAATATTAAACCTGGATCATGGGCATCACAACAACAATATCTTTTAAAACCTGGTTATAAAGTGGCACCTATGGCTACAGGTGGAGATACATTTGGAAAAATGTTAGATAAAAAATTTATTAAATATGCTGGATCAAAAGAAGCTCAACTTCACGCAAAAGACTTTGATGAAGGATTAGACAGAGCGGAAAGAAGAGCAGCTCTTGAAACTAAACAAGCTTATAAAAAAAATAAAAAAACAGCGAAAAAACTCTCTCATGGAGGAGAAGCTAGAACTAGAGGTATGGGCGCAGCTATTAGAGGCGGAAAATTCGAAGGCGTATTTTAATATGACTGATAAAGTAAAACAAAGAAAAGTAGGTGAGCCACCTAAAGGGTTTATGAAAGTTTTTGGACCAAAGGGAAAACCAATGTTCATTCCAAAGGGAGAGGCTCATAGGAATCCAGCAGATACTGTAGAACAAGAAATCATTAGAAAGATTAGGGAAAGAGGAAATAAAAAAAGCACAAAAGGATATGGTGCAGCCAGAACTAAAGGCATGGGTTTACAAGACGAAAAATTAAAACCAGGCAAAGTTACTAAAGCATTTGCTGGTACGTTAGCTTTAGGTCTAGGTGCAAAAGACAGAATAGAAGGTAAGAAAAAAATGGCACCTGTTGCAATGGGCGGTATAGGAGCTGCTATGGTAAAAGAAAAAGCTGTTAGAAAAATTTTAGGAAGAGATAAAGGTGGCATGGGCGAAGCTAAAGGTTACAAAAAATATTTAAAAGGATTAAAGAAAGCTGAAGGAGCAGTATTTAGAGCTAAATATAAAGCAAAACAATTGGCTACAGCAGGGGGTCAAGCAGCATGGAGAGCAGCTAAAGCTTCTAAATACGGTAAGATTGCTTTAGGTATTGCAGGAGTAGGATTAGCAGCAAAAGAATATTTAAAAACAAGAGCTAGAAAGAAAAGAGAAAAAGATGCTGTCAGAGGTCTTAGAGAAGACATGGCTGTAGAAAAGCTACAAGAACAAGTTAAAAAAGGTAACAAAAAAATGGGTGGTGGCGCTGTAAAGAAATATTCTCAAGGAATGTCTTATCAAGACATGATTCCTTATGGCGGTAAGTTTGTAAAAATAAAAAAAGAAATGAGAGATAAAGCAACTAAAAATGTAAAACAATTAACCACATCTGACGCTGCTTATTCTCCTGAAAGAAGATATGCTGCTTTAACCCAAAAGACACCATCGGGCGGAAAAAGAATAGTTAAGCCAGTAACGGATTGGGATAATAAACAAGACGTTATTAAAGGAATGAAGGATAAGCTAGCAGGAACACAATATGGTAAAGGTAATTGGAGAGCCCAGGTTTTAACACCTTCGGAAGCAGAAGAACAAAGACTTATACCACCTAGACGAAGAGTTGATGGGATATCAGGAAGAAGAAAAGTAGCAGGAAAAAATTACCCTCAAAGACAAAGAAAACGAGTTGCAGACAAACCAAAGAATGTCTTAGGCAGAATGGGCGGTGGTATGATGCAAAGACCAAACCCAGTTGGTTATTCAAAAGGTACAATGGTCAAAGCAAAGGGCTGTAAATTAGGTAGAACGAAACCTACTAAACTGTACTAGGAGGGTCAATGGCCCTTAAGGAATTTTTTAAACGGGGAATATCTTCACTTCTCAAAAAGAAAAAAACTGACCCTGTATCAGGAGAGTCACAAAAATTAATTACCTATCAACCTGAAGCAAAAAAACAAACAGCTAAACAATTAGCTAAACAAGACGCACAACTTCCGGTTAAAGTAGATCGTAAGATTACAGATGATCTATTAATGGGAGAGACTAAACCACCTGCGTTTGGTTCTTCTACTTATGATTGGGCTATGAAAAAAGGTCCAGGCAAGTACAGTGCTGACGAATGGATTGATCACTTAACCTCTACAAGAAAAGTTACTTACAAAATATTTGGAAAACCCGCATCAAGAATTGAAAGAGGACCCAAAAAATTTACTTATGACAAAGGGTCTAGGTTTGCTGGTAAAGAAGCTACTATTAATAAGGAAGAACTTTTTGACACTAACCTTGCAACCTTTGATGAACTTGGAAACATAACAGGTGGTCTTCTTGGTGCCGCGAAAAAATTTAATTTAAAACTTGCTGCGCAAGACATTGGTAACATGATTAAGATGAATCCTGTCAATAGATTAAAACCTATAGAGTATGGAGGAACATTTAATACACCTAAAATTGAAAAGCTGTTGGCAGGGACAAGTTCAATGGTAGAAGATTTAGTGAAGACTGCTGGAGTCACTACAAATCCAGAAGCTTTAAGAAATGCTGTTGGAGGTTTATCTAGAGCTATTAAAGAAGGAAGACCAAATGGTATTCAACGAAATTATGAGTCATTAATAGAAACTTTAAACAACATTGGAGGCTTAGCTAGAGATACTCAGCCACAAAATATAAGAGTTTTAATAAATCAGATTAAAGGAAATGTTGATGAAGCTATGAGAATATCAAAGGGCGGAGGAAAAACAAAACCAACAAAATACGGAAACGAATCTAGCTATACATTTCCAGGCGGCCAAAACTACAGAGAAACGGTGTTCGTTCTTGACGAACCTATATTGGGTAACAGAGAAGCCATGAGAAATCTAGGACACTACGATGAATTAAAAAATAATTTGTTTCATATTAGGTACGATACAAGGATGACACCTAATGGTAAAAAAGCTTTAGTCATTCACGAAATACAATCTGATGCTAATCAAAGTATTGCAAAACAACTGTCAGCAAAAGAAGCTTTTAAAGGAGAAAAAAGAATTAACCCTTTCCAAAGAGATATTGAACTAGATCTACTTGTTAATTCTAGAACAAAACTTTTAAAAGAGATGGACGATGCTATTGCTAAAAATCAATTTAATAAATCAAGAGCTATCTCCGATGATTTAAAAAATATAAATAACAAGATAAATAACACCTTTGCAAAAGCCCAGGAGTATGGAGATCCTATAAAACATGATTACTTTCCTTTACTTGACGCTGACGCTTACGGTGATTATGCCTTAAAGTATTTAATGAATAAAGCAGCAAAAGAAAACATAGATTATGTTGCCATTATGCCATTTAATAAATTACATTTTAGACAAGGATACAAAGCTGGTAACGAAAGATTTTACGGTTATTCTTCTGGTAAAGGTATTAATAACAAAGGACAAGCTGTAATGCCTCAACTCATGAAAAAAACTGCTAGGTTCCAAGACTCAAAAGCAGGACCTGTTAAATTATCATTATCAGATCCAAAGCTGCCTTATAAGGAAGTTAAAAGAGATACGTTCAAATATCCTGAAAAATTAGGAGGTAAAAATATAAATAGCAGTTATCATAAAACAGCGTCTAATGCTCCGATGAAAGGATATAAACTTATACCTGAAAATGATCCTCGGTTGTATTTTGATGCTTTTGCTATTGAAGTTAAACCTGGGATGGCATATACACAGAAACTATATAAGTCTAAAGGTGGCTTAGTGGTGGATATATTTAAAACCTTATGATAAATTAAACTATGGCTGTAGAAAAGGGAATTACCGAAAACATCGAAGAAGAAACTAAAGTAGAAGAAATTAAGGAACAACCTGAAGGACTTCCGCTTGGTATTGAAGTTGAAGGAGAAGAGACTGTTGAAGAAACAGAATCTGATGATTTTAATGCTAATCTTGCTGAAGATATGGACGAAAGAACTCTAAAGCGTTTGGGCATGGAGTTAATTACAGAATATAAAAAAGACAAAGAATCTAGAAAAGAATGGGAAGAAGGATACACTAAAGGTTTAGATCTTCTTGGTGTCAAATATAACGAGCAAACAAGACCATTTAAAGGAGCTTCCGGTGTCACCCATCCGTTGTTAAGTGAAAGTGCTACGACTTTCCAAGCTTCTGCATACAAAGAATTATTACCAAGTGATGGTCCAGTTAGAACACAGGTTCTAGGTATACGTACACCGAACACCGAACAACAAGCTGATCGTGTAAAAGAATATATGAACTATCTTCTTATGGAAAAGATGGAAGACTACACTACGGACATGGATCAAATGCTTTACTATCTTCCTCTATCAGGTTCTACATTTAAAAAAGTTTATTATGATGAATTTCTACAAAGACCTGTTTCTAAGTTTGTACCTGCTGAAGATTTAGTAGTACCTTACTATGCCTCAGATTTAAAAGACGCAGGAAGAATCACTCACGTTTTAAAAATGGGTGAGAACGATTTAAACAAAAGAATGGCTGCAGGTTTCTATAGAGATATAGAGTTACCTAAACCAAATGTAGATGAATCAGATTTACAACAAAAAATTGATAGTCTTGATGGAGTTAAACCAGGGTTCACAGACTACATCCATACTGTTCTTGAGATGCATGTTGAATTAAATTTAGATGACTATGAGAACTTTGATAATAGAACCAAAAAAGCAATCAAGATTCCGTACATCGTAACTATAGATGAAAGTTCAAGCGAAGTTTTATCTATATACAGAAACTATAGAGTAGATGATCCTAATTATACAAGAATAGAATACTTTGTTCACTTTAAATTTTTACCCGGTCTCGGATTTTATGGCTTTGGTTTAATTCATACGATTGGTGGTTTATCTAGAGCTGCAACTGTAGCTTTAAGACAATTGATTGATGCAGGAACTTTAAAAAATTTACCAGCAGGATTTAAAGCAAGAGGTATTAGAGTAAGAGATGACGACCAACCAATACAACCTGGAGAGTTTAGAGACGTAGATGCTCCTGGTGGAAACATAAGAGATCAGTTTTTTAATTTACCTTTCTCTGAACCAAGTACAACGTTATTTAATTTACTTGGTTTTGTA